ATATTATAGCAGATTTTATTATACTATGAGAACATTAATCTACTACGCACTATTTAAGTGCTTACTAACTTATTTGGTTATAAAGCATAAATTACGTAAATTTGTAACGTTTTGTTTTAATTGTTAGTATATTAGGTGGTTGCATTTCGTTCTTTTCGCATAGTTTTAAATTCTTACACCGCGCCACCTAGTAACTACCCTAAACCTATAAATCATGAAATACTTACTTTTTCCTATACTTTACATAATCTGGACTTTAGACCGTTTATTTTGTGCCCTATTGCCACACACCGAACACCCTAAATTTAAAGATTTTTTTCCTAGTTGGAATATAGTTAAATTTGCGTTGGTAAGAGTATTAATTTTAATTTTGTTGGTATGGATTTTCATTTAGTAGATATAAAAACGGTTAAGAATAACCCGAACAATCCGAGAATAATTAAGGATGATAAATTTTTAAAACTTGTAAACTCAATTAAAGAGTTTCCGAAAATGCTTGAAATTCGACCAATAGTTGTAAACGCTGATATGATTGTATTGGGTGGAAATATGCGTTTAAAAGCTTGTATTGAAGCTGGATTAAAACAAGTGCCGATAATTAAAGCGGACGACCTTACAGAGGATGAACAAAGGCAGTTTATAATCAAAGATAATGTTAGCGGTGGAGAGTGGGACTGGGAAATGTTATCGAATGAATGGGATGTTGAGCAGTTGGAAGATTGGGGATTGGATTTACCAGGATTTGATATTGATGCAGATGAGTTAGGCGATGATTTTACTTTGCCAGATGGAGATAAAGCACCTTTTCAACAAATGACTTTTACACTTGCAGACGAGCAAGCGGAACAAATACAAAACGCAATAGCAGATATTAAACTAACAGAGGAATATAAATACAGCGAAACAATGGGCAACGAAAATTCAAATGGCAACGCACTTTATTTAATAATAATGCAATGGGCAGAGCAAAGGAAATAATCGTTAAAGTAATACCGTCTAAAATTGCAAATGAGTTCGTAAAGAAACATCATTATAGTGGCAAGGTATGTAATACAAGTTCTTTGCATTTTGGTTGTTTTCTTGATAATAAGTTACACGGAGTTTTAAGTTATGGAAGTCCTTTAAATAAAAATGCAGTTATTGGATTGGTAGAAAATACAGGGTGGAATGAAATGTTAGAACTTAATAGAATGGCATTTGATGACTATTTACCTAAATATTCAGAAAGTAGATGTATTGCAATTAGTGTTAAATTGATTAAAAAAAACGCTCCACAAATAAAATGGCTGTTAAGTTTTTCAAATGCTTGTGAGTGTGGAGATGGTACCATTTACAGGGCTAGTGGCTTTTCTTTAACAGGATTAAAAACTAATAAAAACAATTGGGTTTTGCCTAGTGGAAAGGTTGTTAATATATTAAATTTTTCAAATAAATATATGTTAGCAGAATTTAGAAATAAAGGATTAAGTCAAACAGACACACCACACACTAATGCAAGGAAATTAAACGCTGTTGTTCAAAAAGGGTTTCAATTACAATATATTTATTTAATAGATAAAACTTGCAAAATAACCGTTCCAATATTGCCATTTAGTAAAATAGATGAAATGGGAGCAGGAATGTATAAGGGCAAAAAAATAACCATACAAGAGCGTAAGGTTATTAATGAGAGCGATATAATAGATTCGAACTTTACCTCTTAACTGGATTGTTAAGCGTGCAACCATTACACTAATATCGCATTTGATTTTACAAATATAATAAATTATTTTAAATAATGGCATACGATAAGAAAAAAATACACGAACAGGCAAAGGAAGTAATTGTAAAACATAAGCTTTTTTTTATTGAGGATATTGTTGCTTTTTTACCATGTGATAAAACAACTTTTTATAGATTTTTCGATATTAATTCCAACGAATACAACGAGCTAAAAGAATTACTGGAAACAAACCGCACCGAATTAAAGGTGTCTATGAGGTCAAAATGGTACAAATCCAATAGCCCAGCTTTGCAAATGGCTTTAATGAAGTTGATAGGAAACCAAGAAGAATTAAGGAGGTTGTCAATGCAACATATCGAACAAAAACAAACCAACATTGATTTATCTGGGTTAACTACTGATGAAATTAAGAATTTGCTAAATGAATAAAAAAGAAGCAATAAAGGAACTATTAAGGGCGGAACTCTCAAGAAGAAATTTTTGGGAGTTTTGTTTATTTTATGATGGGGAATTTTTCCAAAAACGAATATTTTTAAAGAAAGTTGCGGACGCTTTCCAATTAATAGAAGAGGGTAAGATTAACAGCTTATCTGTATCAATGCCACCAAGAGCGGGTAAATCGTATATAACGACTTTGTTTAGCGCATGGAGTATTGGCAAAACACCGCAAGAAAGTATAATGCGAAACACCTGTACAGCTACTTTATACCTTAAATTCAGTTACGATGTTAGAAATGTAGTAAAAACCGAAAAGTTTTCCAAAGTATTTCCAGATGTAAGATTGTCGGATGATAAGGCAAATCTTCAAGGTTGGAATACAAATTATAGTAAACAAGTGGGTTATTTCGGTGCTGGTGTTGGTGGTACAATTATCGGATTTGGAGCTACTAAGTTAGCAATTACGGATGACTTGTATAGAGGTGTTGAAGATGCAATAAGTGATAATAGCAACGATAAGATTTTACAATGGAAAGAAGCAACCCACGATAGTAGATTAGAGCGTAATTGTAGCCGAATTGATATTGGAACACGTTGGAGTGTTAAGGATGTTATCGGTCGAAATATGGAAGAAAATAGGTACGATTTAAGTATTGTAATTCCAGCACTAGACAACAATGGTAAATCCTTTTGCGAGGACGTAATGAGCACCGAGCAATACGAGGAAATACGAAGCAGAATAAACCCCGATATTTGGAGCGCGGAATACATGCAAGAGCCAGTCGATTTAAAAGGTAGGTTGTTTAGTGGTTTAAAAAAGGTGCAAACTATTGATAAAACTAAAATAGAGGGCTATGTGGGCTATATTGACGTGAGCGACCAAGGTGCTGATTTTACAGCAATGGTTATTGGTGGAATAATCGGCAACCAAGTGTATATTGTTGATTATGTATTTACCCAAGCAAACACCGATATAACACTTCCTTTATGTGCTGAAAAATTAAATCAATGGGGGGTAAAGTATTGTAGGGTAGAGAGTAACAACATGGGGGCAATGTTTAGCCGACAATTGCAGAAATTAACTAAAACGCAAATCTTACAGGTAAACAATACTACCAACAAGATTACAAGGATTATAATGGAGAGTGCCTTTATTATTAACTCCTTTCATTTCTTAGAAATAAATAATATAAATTATCATCAATTTATAAGTAATGTAGAGAGCTTTAGCAAGGAGGGTAAAAATAAACACGACGATGCACCCGACTGTTTATCGGGTTTAGCAACGTTTATTCGTGGATTATTTCCTAGAAATTTTTTTTAAATTTGTTGAGGTGGTTTAACCTCTATACTTGATATAATTGCGCTCGATTGTTCCCTAGAAATACCAAACGATATAATTAATATTTCGATAGCAGATTGAGGGGTTAAAATGCCACTTGAAACAGCACTTGCAACTTCAACCATAGAGGTAACTTGTGCACCATTTAAAGCCTGTACAACTCGTTCTTGTTCCTCTTTAACTGGATAGCCTAATTCTAATCGTGCCTCACTTGTATCGATTATTCCTTTTTCCACTAAACTAATTATTTCGGTTGATTTTGTATTCATATCATCCTGTAAAACCGCAATATGCGAAAAATCAGGCTTTAAATACAATCCTAAAGCGGTTAAACCTAACTGTTGGCTAATAGTTGCGTACATTTGTTCAGTTTCGGGAATAATAGTATCTTGATAACCCATACGCATTGCTTGTTTTACTTCGTTACCATTTGCTAAAGTTCCACCATTTACATTACTGAATAAATTGTAACTTAATCCATAAGCATCACAAATTGCAATTTTATCTTCCGTTAATTCCTCGAACAACATTAAATCTTTAGTAGGGTATGACATAGGCGTCCAGCTAACATCCGCCTCAGTCATAACTAATTTATCCTTTGACCTCCTCAACCAATCTTGTCTTATTTCGTCTTTCTCTTCGGGTGTCATAGGTAACGAGCCACCCATATCCGATTTCTTACTTGATAAAATACCGATTGCACCCATGTTTTCCAAAATAACATTACGTTTATTGTAGGTTGCCATGATATTGGATAAAGGGTATTTTAACGTATCAATCCTATTTATCGAATTGATTAAATTAATACCGTCGGGGGTGTTCATGTACACCATATCTTGTAATTCGATTTTCTCCATTTTTTGGCTATCATACCAAAATTCAAAATTTTTAATCAATCCCTCTTTGTCGATTTGGTTAAGAAATTTTCCTGTACCAACGATTTTAACCTGATTTGCTGGTAAAGGCATAATTAAATTACGAATATCAAAGCTTCTTTTCGGGCAGTAAGCAAATGAATTGTTAAATAAACCATCGTTTACAGCCAACGAGTAAACAACATCCGACCAGCTTTGTGTAGGGTTCGGATTATTGATTAAATCCAACATCCAATGGCTCTCAATAATATTACCCTCTTTATCACAAAGTACAGGTTTGCCACTACTCATCATAATAGCACGTTTATTAATTACTGCCCTTAATTCGGGAATTGTAATGTATAAATCATATGGTTTATTTGTATCTACCCATTGTGGCTTAGTATTCCCCCAAAATTGGTTAGTTGTTCGTTGTATCATTTTCAACAAGTTATCATTCTTACCACTTGTTGCGCCAAAAACCGAAGTCCAAAAATTATTATTCATATTTTTTTTTAATGTTTTGGTAAAATTACGTATTTTTACGTAAATTTGCGTATAAAACCGTATTTAATGAATAAAAATTTTACTCAATACAAGACTAAAAGCGTTACCGAGATTAAGGATTTATCTTTGGGTAAGCGCGAGGTTGCTATGTATTTAAGCAAATTCGGTGTGTTGGATAGTGATAATGATATTATTATAAAAGGTGCTTTTAAGCGTAGTTTAATGGATAGGGGTGTTGATAGTGCTAGTAACAGGAAGATAGCGTTTTTACGTTACCATGATTGGCAGCATCAAATTGGTAAATTTATTCGATTGGAAGAGGACGATTTAGGTTTATTTGCAGTTGGTAAACTTTCAACATCAACAAAGGGCGAGGATGCTTTAAGAGATTATGAAGAGGGAATAATTAAAGAGCATTCAATAGGCTTCCAGTACATGACCGATAATATCCGTAAGGTTGGCGACAATTTCGAGATATTCGAAGTTAAGTTATTCGAGGGTTCTGCGGTTACCTTTGGAGCTAATGAAGAAACGGAAGTATTAGCTATTGGGAAAAGTGAAAATAAAATCCAATTAGTAGAAAAATACGCAAAAGAAATTGAAATAGTCACAAAATCATTGATAAATGGTAAAGGCACGGATGAACGTCTTTACAATTTGGAAATGAAGTTAAAATACTTAAATTCTCGATTAGTTGACCTTGCAATGATGCCGACAGTTACAAGTCCCAAAGCTGAAAGCCCCGAGCAAGTTAATGTAAAATCACAATTTAACTGGGACAAATTAAATAAATTAATGTAAACTTAAAAATCAAAAACAATGCAAGAAAATGAATTAACACCCGAGCAAGTGGTGGCAAAATTTGAAGCGAAAATAGGCGAAGCGACTAAAGGTTTAGTTGGTGCAGCTGAAATGGACGCTGTAAAATCGCAATTATTAGCGGTTAAAGAATTATCTGAAAAAAACAGCGGTTCGCATGAATTAAAAGCAAAAATGGTAGAACTTGAAAGTTCTGTTTTGGCTTTAAAAGAAGTTGCTAAAAATGCACCGCAAAGGGCAAAAACTTTAGCAGGGATTTTATCCGAAAAATCGGCTGAAATTAAGGAAGCGTTAAAATCAAACAAAAAGTTTGAAATCGCTATTAAAGCGCAACAAGACCCAGCGGATATTGGTACACGTACCGATTACGCTACTTTCTTACCGAACACAGTGTTTAAACCTGTAAGAGCTACAAGGATTATCGATTTATTCCGTCGTGTTCCTGTTTCAACAGAGTATGTGAAATATCGTGAAGAAGATACAGTTACTAGAGATGCTAAAGTAGTTGTGGCTTGTGCTACTTCAACAAGTAACACGAAAAAAACGTGGGTTACTAGAACTGTTCAAATCCAAAAAATCCGCGATTTCGTTGATGTATGTTTGGATATGATTGATGATTACGCGTTCGTAGCTTCAGAAGTTGAGCAATTGGTTAACCAATCGGTTAAATTAAAAGAAGATAGCGAAATTTTGTTAGGTTCGGGTAATATTTTATCAATTGATGCTATTGCGTCCGAGTTTGACCCTGCAAACGTTTTAGCTCCTTATACTGGTGCATTTCAAAGTGCAACTTTAGCCGAGTTAACTGCTGCAATGAAAGCGCAAATTTACACTTTTGGACAAGAAAACAGTTGGAATGCTGATACTATTGTAATGAACTATAACGATTACGTTAAATTCATGCACCAAAAAAACAGCGAGGGCGACTATTTATTACCTAATTTCGTTATGAGCGGTGACGGAATTTTAAACGGTATGCGTATCGTAACACATCCGTCAGTAGGAGCTAACACTTTATACGTGTTTGATAGTACAAAAGGCGAGATTTTGGACAGACAAGGAGCTACTTTAGAAATGTCTTACGAAAACAACGATAATTTCGAGCACGAAATTGTAACGTTAAAAGTAGTTGAAAGATTACAGTTCCATGTGGCGCAAATAAACCAAGATGCTTTTATGAAGTGTACGGATATTGCACAAGCGTTAACTGATATTACAGCTATTTAATCAATTAAGCCATGAAGAAAGTAAAATTAATTAGAGATTTTAACGGTAAGAAGAAAGGCGAGGTTATCGAGGTAACAGAAAGCCAATCTTACTTTATGTTAATGAACTCTATTGCTGTTTTATCGGAATGTGGCGCAAATTGTGAAGAAGAGTGTAAGGAGTGTAAAAGCACTAAAAAGAAAAAATCAACTGCAAAAATTAACACCCCCTCTATTACTGAGGGGGTTTAATAAACTGAAAAATGAGCCTACTTAATATCACGTTTAACGACTTCGGAAAAGGTAAATATGAGCTTCATAAGGGAATGTATGAGAGCACTAAAATACAGGCTTATATTGATAAGTACGAGCGTCAATATCTTGTAAAGTTATTGGGTGCAGAATTATTTAAAGATTTTAGTGCCGATTTAGTAGCTGGTGTTCCTCAAGATGCTAGGTATTTAGCCATATTTGAAGCCTTTGAATATGATGATGTTAATTGTACGGTTTACATTTCGGAGGGTATGCTTGAGATGATTAAAGGATTTATTTATTTTCAGTATCTTAAGGATTTAACAAATACGGTTGCTGTTAGTGGAAATGTTCGACAAATGGGCGAAAATTCCGAGAATGTAAGTAGTTTAAATAGTATGATTTATACACGTTATAATGAAGCTGTAAAAACTTACAAGACTATACAGAAATTTATTTGTGATAATTCAAAGGATTACTTGAAATTTAATGGAGTAAAGGTATCTTACGCAAACTGGATATAATGGAAGCAAGTGAGTATGTACGCGATTTAGTTGAAGCAATGAACAATAGTGTTAATGGAAGTTATGACCCCATTACTAAGCACTTTATTACTTGCAATACTAAATGGGCGCGTGTTGGAAAACTTGTAACGGATGAAGAAGAAAACGAATATTTGATTAAGGATGTAAGCACGGATAATTACGTAGAGTTACAAGCCTTAATAAATGGCAATGAGCCAACAGATATTATTTACTTATCTAATCCTTTTTTCATTACAGGAACGAAGATTGCAACTAACAACGAATGGACAATGGTAAGTCCTGATTTAAGCGAAAAACTACCTTTAATTTGGTTATTGGAAGTTATCAGCGAAACAGGATATGGCAAAATGTCTTCAATTGAAAAGGATATGCAATTACGATTGTTTTTCTTAGATGAAACAGACCCGAGCCAATACTACACTAAAGACCACCGCGAACAAGTTGTTAAACCTATGCAAAAGTTAATGGATGAATTTTTAAGAGTTGTCGAGCAAAACCGAAAATATAAAACAGTTGAAAATTTCACTTACAAAACTTTTTCGCGCTTTGGTGTTGAAAACGATAAAGGAGTGTTACAAAACGTATTAGATGCCAATTTATCGGGAGTTGCATTGGAGTTGAATTTATCCCGATATAAAGAAAATTGTAAATGTTAAAAAACAAATAAAATGACAGGATGTAATTGTAATGTTGGTTTATCCAACACAGGAAGACCGAATTGGGTACCTCTTTTTGGTATCACTTCGAGCTTAATTTTAGTGCCTATTTTTGATAACGATAGCGTTAAAAATGGAATTGATTTATCTACTACTTTGCCAACATGGTCAAATTTAGTAAATCAATCGGATGCTTCAAAGCGTTGGTTTCCTTTACCAGCTTTTGAAAATGTTGAATTACCTAAAGCAGATAGCCAGTTTGAAGAAGCAAACTCGGGTAGAATGGTATTTTTGCGTCAAGGTAAAAGGTCTTTCGCTGGGGAATTATGGGCAGAAGATAGCACACCAACATTATTAGGTAAATTGCAAAATTCAAGATGCGTTGACTTTGGGGTTTATGTAGTTGATGTAAATGGTAATTTGATTGGTTCAGAGGTAGGAGGGTATTTATATCCAATTCCAGTAGATAATCAATCGTTTGACCCAAAATTTGCGTTTGCTACCGATAGCACAACTCAAAAGATTATGCTAGGTTTTGACTTTGACCGTTTATTCGATGAAAGTACAATGTACATGATTTGTGTTGAAGAAGCTGGTATTGATTTTACTACTTTAGAGGGTTTAAAGGATGTAAATTTAATCAGTTTAGCTTCTACAACTACGGTAGCAACTTTTAGCGCGAAATTAGACTATGGTACTGCTGTAAACAAAATTAAATATGTTGGCGCAGACCAGTTAGCTGATTGGAGTATTACGAATGTAACGGATAACGATACTTTTGCACCTGATAGCGTTACAGAAACTCCAGACGGTACATATTCGTTAAACTTTGCGACTAACACGGCTACTGCTGGGGATGTAATTAAAGTAAGCGTTTCTAAAAATGGTTTTTCGGGTAGTGCAACGGTAACAGTATAATGAAGCTAGGACGTACCACGTTTGATATTGAAAAATTAAAAGGTATAGATTTGGAGGTTGCTATTAGTAACCTCCATAATGTACCCGAAAAATTTGTAAAAAAAGCGTGGGAAAAAGCAAACCCAAAAACACCAGTAAAAAAAACACGAAAAACCAAATAAAAGAGGGGGCGAAATGCTCCCTTTTTTTTGTACATTTGTAAGTATTATGATTGGAAAAACTGCAATTGATGTTTTGTTAAGAAAAAACGTATTACTAATGGACGTGGTCACATGGTTTGAAAGCCATGATGCACAACTAAAAACCATGATTATTAAGTTAATTCAAGATAAACAATTGATTGAAAAAGGTGTTGATAGTCAAGGTTTACAAATAGGCACTTATAGTTATTGGACTGAAATATTAAGCGAGGGCAGAAAGCAAGAGGGCGACCCCTACGATTTGAACGATACAGGGGAATTTTTTCGCTCGATGTTCGTGCAAGTGCTAAGGGATGGTATAGTAATAAATGCCGATTACGCAAAAATGCAAAATCAGGATTGGTGGGATTTGAACATTTTAAATTTAACAGAGGAAAATTTAAGTAAATATGTGGAAAAAATTAAAGAGAATTATATCATTTATGCCCGAAAAGTATTGGGGCTCGATTGATGAAATGCCACTTTACAACTGGATTAAATGTAACAACGGACAATTGGAGTATGTGAGGAATGGAAGAGGGAATAAAGCGAATGATGTAATTAATTGGATGCGGTTGTATAACGAATATTTAGCCACTTTCGGACTAGATAAACGGTATAAGAAGTATTTGGAAGTAAAACGTAAAAAAGCTTTATTACAAGCAGAATATGTAATAAAAAAAGATAGATTTAAACTTACTGAAATAGATATACAGGACGCAAAATTAAAGGATTTAGAGGTGCATTTTGGCGACGGTAAAAGCATTGAAACAATATTAATGTATTTATCTATGTATTTAGGATACAAATTAAACCCAAAAGAAACAACAGTTAAAGAATATTTTACAATACTAAACGAATATGGCAAATCAAATAAAGCGTAACGAAATAGCTGAGGAGGATTTATACAAGGAAATCCGACAGTCTGCTGAAGATACAATTAAAACAGTAAATGAGTTGAACGAAAGTTTGACCAAAAGTGCTAGTGTTTTAAAAACCGAGTTAAAAAAACCGTTGGATAATACTATCGAAAGCATAGATGACTTGCAGAAGCGTACCGAAGAAATGAACGATTTAACAGAGAAACAGTTGAAACTTGATAAAGCAAAAGCCGATGCTGTTAAGAGCCAAATTAAGGCAGATGAAAAACTACGTAAAATAGAGCAAGAAAGGATAAAACTAAAAAAGCAGCTAACAGACGCTACGGATGAAGAGGTAAAGGCAAAAATTAAGTATCAAAAAGTAAGCGCGGAACAAAAAAAGATTTTAGCGGATGAAATAATCCTGAACGACGAAAACGCTGGGACACTCGAAAAAGTAGCTGCGCAAAGTCGTATCTTAAGAAGAGAGCGCGAAAAATTAAACCTTGAAACAGTAGAGGGCAAAAAACGGCTAAAGGAAATTAACGACCAGTTGGATGAAAATAACGAAATTATTCGCGAAAATTCCGATGCTTTAAAGCAACAAAAATTAAATGTTGGTAATTACACCGATAGTATTAAGGAAGCAACAGGGGAGCTAGGTGGTTTAATTGGTGGGATTAAGGATAGTATTGATGCGCTTAAGGGACAAGTTCAACAATTTGTTGTGTTAGGTAAAGCGGCAGATACGGCACGGAAAAAAATGGAGTTGTTTGGGAAAGCAGGTAAAGCTCTAGGTATTGGTGCGATTATAGCCTTGTTGGGTTCTATGGTTTCTGCAATGGCTGATACTAATCAAGGAGTTCGTACGATGCAAGGTCTGATGCAAAAAGCAATGGCTAGTGTTACTATGTTCGGAAATATTGCAAGTGATAAATTTGATATTTTAAAATTAAAGCTTGAAGCAATGCAATTAAAATTTGAGGAAATTTTTAACGGCTTTGGCACAACCCCACAAATTCAAGAAAGGTTAACGGCTATTGGGTTGGAAATTGAAGCAATAAACAAAAAGGAATATAAGCCAAAAGATATGATACAATCAATTAATGATGTAATTATAAAACAACAAGAATATGAGTGGCAAATAGCCAAAACAAGCGAGGAAATAGAGCGTTTAATGGGGAAAGAAGAATTATTAAGCGAAAGAGCTGGGGATGGGACTATAAGTTTTGATAAGCAAAGAAAAGCACAAGAGTTATACAATCAAACGGTTGTAAAACGTATTGCATTGGAAAAAGAATTGTTATCTGCTAATGTTGATAACGAAGCTTACAAGGTTAGGGCAAGATTAATATCTGCTGGTTTTGATTATTCACTTCAACAAATTAAGAATTTGGAGTTTATGAATAATGAAAAAGCGTTGTTATCTGCTAATAATGAGGAAATTTTAGCTTTAAGCGAAGCTAAAACACAGTTAATTGCAAAAGATAACGAGTTGGCTAGTGCTTTAGCGAAAAACGCAATGGAAGCAAGGAATACGGCTAAGGATGATTTTGAAAAACAATTGGATTACGCAATAGATTTATTTGATGTAGAAAAAACAATCCATGAAAGGCGAATAAATATGGAGCGTACAACTTTGGCAGATCGCAAAAGATTAACGGAAGAGGTGGAAAGATTAGCCGATAGTTCGTTCGCTAATCAAGTGGAATTAGTACAAAAATACACTAAACAAATGATTGACTTTACCGAAATAATGAAGTCCAATGATGAAGCAGAAATACGTTCAATGTTGAATAAATACGATTTGAATGAAACTACTTTGACGCGGATAATGGAAATGATTAAAGAGCGTAAATTAGTAGAGCAAGATTTAGCCGATTTGCAGTTAGAAAATGCTTTAAAACAAGTTGAATTAAACAAGGCAGTTGCCACAAGCATACAGGCAATAGATGAAGATAATTTGAGTTTAAGGATTGAAAAAGCTGAAAGGGAGTTTGATATAGAAAAACAGTTGGAAGATAGAAAATTGATTTTGCAAGATAAAACTTATGAAAATTTAAAATTTCAATTGGATGAAATTAAGAAGCTGAAAATACAGCAGTTAATGGATATTGCATATTTTGAGCGCGAAACAGCCGAGCAAGAAATTATCGAGCAAGAAGAAAAAACTAAGAAATTAGAGGAAATTAACAGCAAATTAGCGAATGATATTATCCGTTTGGAAAATGAAACAGCGGACAAAAAGCGCGAGATTGGTTTAGAGGAATTGGAAAATGAGCAGGAATTGTTGGATGTAAGGCGCGAAATGGTTTTGAATGGGATACAATCGTTAACAGATATTACCAACGAATTAGCTGATAAAAGAATTGCGAAAATTGATGAAGAAATTGAAGCAAGTCAAAGGCGATTTGATAGTTTGCAATCGTTGGCTGAAAGTGGAAATATTTTGGCACGTGAAAGCATGGCAGAAGAAGCAAAATTAATGGCTGAACAAAACAGAAAACGCGAACAGGAAGAAAAAAGGAAGCAAAGAATACAGTTAGCAAGTAGTGTTTTACAGGCTTATGTAACGAATTCAAACAACCCACAAGTAAAAAATCCGTTGCAAAAAACAATCACAGACACGGTGTTATTGACTGAATTTATAAAATCTTTACCAGCCTTTTTCGACGGTACGGAGGACACAGGAAAAAACGGAAATGGTATCGACAATAAAGGCGGTTTCCTATCTGTTCTGCACCCTAATGAAAGGGTAGTAACTGCTAGGCAAAACGAATTAATCGGAGGTATGAGTAATGAAGAATTAAGCAAATTGGCTTACAACTATCAAAACGGTATGATTAGGCCAATCACAGATACAGCATTAAGCAACGGATTTGCTGGGGTTGAAATTTTGGCGAAAAAGTTGGATAGTTTGGAGCGCACTATTGCGAATAAACCTGAACACACTATACAAGTGGAGCAAATAATAGGGGGTGCAATGGCTATCACTAGGAATACAAAAAAGGGAAATTTTAATATTTATAATCGTTACCGAGTAAGCTAATGAAACACTATTTGAATGGGGTTGAAGTAGCACCCCGAAATGTATTAGAAATTGGATTGATTACGGATTATACAGGCAATCCCGAAATGTTGCAAGTGGATACGGATACAATTGTTTTGCCACGTGAAGCAATGGATATAATCATGCAACACGTAGCCACACAAGGAGTTTTCGAGGGTATTCCATACACGTTGGAAGTTGGTAATATACAGCTTGACTACTATGTTGATTTGACTGAAAGTTTTGCAATCCGAGATTTTGAAGTTGAGGTTAAAATTAAAAAGCGTAAAGGATTTGATAATTTTTTTGAAAATGCGGACGGTTTGAGCTTTGAATTAATGGCAAAAAAGGGGGTTAATTTTAATTTTGTTAATTTGCCTTACTTAATAATTCCAGAAAATCAAGTTGAAATAGGGTTAACTTTGTCTTTGGCTATCTACTCACTTACTAGGGAAGCTATACAGGCCACAAGGGATTTGGTAAGTGCAACAGAAAAATTAATTAGAGCCGTAACACCAAATGTTAGCTTAGTTCCTGTGCCACCATTAGGCGAAATTATAGCGTTAAGCGTTGCTGTAGTTGCTCAATTAGCTTATACTTTGGCTATTTACGTTGCTTTAATCAAATTGGCAAGGCAATTACAAGAATTAATATTCCCAAAAGTAAGATATTACAAAGGTGCTACTATTAAGGAATTAATAAAAAAAGGGTGTGAGTATTTGGGTTATACTTTGGATAGCAATTTATTAAATTCGTGGGACAAATTGACTATTATGCCAGTACCGTTAATTAAGGATAAACGAAGCGTATTTAATTTTATTCAAAACGATTTAAATTTTAGCTTTACCAAAGGCTATCCAACTGCACAAGATACTGTAAGTACATTGGGGGAATTAATAAATGCAGTTGAAACGTGGTTTAATGCCAAAACAAAGGTGTTAAATGGAGTAGTGCAAATTGAACGTAGGGATTATTGGAAGAACATAACTACTAACACCACTTTACCAGCATTAAATTTGCAATCGGATAGGCAAAATGAATACAGGTTTAATACTGAAGAAGCTTGGAAGCGTACATACATACATTATCAAGTTGACTATGCAGATACTCATACTCTAGATAAATTTGACCCAACAGATGCCGAATATAGCACCGAGCCATTGAATGTAATTAATGAAGATTTGGTAAGTATTCGAGGTTTTAACGATGTAAATATCCCATTTGCTTTGGGTGTTCGAAAGGATGAACTAAGTTATATCGAAATTTTTGGACGTACATTTTTGCAACTTGCAGATAGTATAATCGGTTTATTTGGTGTGGATTTAAATTTTACATCACTAATTACCGATAGATTAGGAGTTACGCAGATTAGTAGCCAATTTTTTGGAGTTACTAAAGTGTTGTATGCTGTAAATGGAAGACAGCCGAGCAACTACGTGGATAAGATAAAGGCGAGTAATATTTACAATCTTTATCACAAGATAAATGAAATTAATATAAATGGTTATAAGGTGTATAATGATGCGCCAATGCGATTAAATCCACAGGAATTTATATCTTTGTTAGATAATAATTTCGCTTATATTAATGGTGCTTTATGCGAGATTTTAACCGTACGTTTTACTGATGAACAAAGCCAAGCGGTTATAAGCTACCGAGAGCCGTTTAACTATGCTGAGGGTAAAGTAGAAATTTTAACTATAAATGATTAATCATGGGAATTGATGAAATTGCAAAAAACTTGCAAAATTTAAGCGCGAATGTGGATCAATTGGTAAAGTTGCAAAATGAAGCTTATAGCAAGTTAGCACCAGAGGTTTACGAAAAAGTAAAGCAGCATCAAATTGATATTAACGAAATGATGCGAGAGGTTAAGAGTGGGAATTTTTTAGGAATTAATAAATTTGCAGAAAAATATGCCGATATTAATAGAAAATAACAACTATACAAACGCGTATGGTTATAGCGGTGCAACGTACGTTAGTAATGCTGGAGATACAAGCATTTTAACGCTTACAGTTGCCGAATTAATACGAGTTACAACACAGGGCAATCCGTTTAGTTTTGACCCCATAATGAATATTTTGAGCAGTCCAACGGTTAGTTGGATTAGTGAGGGTATAAGAGTGGGCGACATTGTACGTATTAGAAAATATACGAGTGCTGGGGTGTTAAGCGCAACACACCATGCGAATGTTACAAGCGTAACGGCTACGAATTTAAATCTTGATACGTGGTCGGCTGGGTTGTTTTACGACATTTCGGCGAACGAGATAATGGAAGTCGTGCCAGTTGTAAGCGTTGGCGGTGTCCCACGTAGGAGGTCGGATTTGTTACTAGAATTTAACCATGCGCTAAATAATCAAATTGGTTCTTCTGCAAGTTTAATAGACGGCGAAAAAACACAAATATTTTTTGGACAGGTAAACGATTTAATTGTAAGCGGTGCGCAAGGAGGTTTCTTAATAGGCAACCAATCAGGGCAATTCTTAGACAATTCCGAAATTGAGTACATCGGTTTAAATGCAGATGGTTTCCACCAATATGAAATTAGTATAGAATTTGCAAACTCGGGTGTATTTAATCAAGATTGGTTTGCGACTTCCGATTGTTTAAAAGTATTTGTACGCGGACTTTGGGCAAGTAAAGATAACGAGGTGTTTAACCGCGCCGAATTTGTATTGGATGAAAGCGCGAATACTGGTTGGTTTAACGAAGCAAATAATATAAGTATTGCAACTGGTGGAAGTGTAGTGTTACCAATTAGCGAACTAAAGTTTAATACGGTAAATACCGTATCTTTTGAGGTGGATTTAAACGGTACGGATGTTGACGATTTGGCAATCGGAGGGGTTTATATTTCTACGGATGATAGCTATTACAAGAATAAACCTACAAGCCAAAGTAAGTTAAGTTACCTATTGCCAACTACGGTTATATCCGTAGGTAATACATACACATCAAATAACAACGATGGTGCGGAATGGGATGTTCTTGTTTTTGATATCGATGTTGTTTCGGATGTTGCAACGGTAACGCTAGAGGTTACGTTTAATAGTGATTTTCAAACGTTCATTGACGCAAGGGATGAAGACCGATTATTTTATATTTGGGCGAAAGTTGGTAACACTAATCATTTAGTATTTTCGGAGCAATTAAGCAAAGAAATGCCAACAGGGGGGGTGTTGACTATGAATAGTGATTATGGATTTTTAGACCATGCACAAAACGAGGTTACGGCGGTTGGTAATTCAACTGGATTTGAAGCCGACATTGAAGACGATTTGGCTTATTATGGCACGTTTAATTTAGAGAAATTTAAAACAACATACGAAAATATAAACGTACGTATAGAAGCTTATAACACTACTACAGATGAACGTTTTACACTTCAACAAACAAACTTTAGCTTTGCAAGTGCAATTTATCAAAGTAGTACGGGTAAATACTTACTCAATCAAACTCAAAATATAAATAATGAGTTGTTAAATACCAGCGAAAAAAGAAACGCAGTTGTACAATTAACAGGTGTTGAAGACAGCGAAAGTTACGAAGTATCGATTTACTATCCGTTTTTAATTAACTGGAAATACTGGCAAAGTTTAACTGGTGTAAATACTGATTTTGCACCTGATTTTAACAATGATTGGTTTCCGTATGCAAATACGGGAGCGTGGGAGGTAAGAGCAACAATCGTTTTAACTGATAACGGTTTAAATTTTGAACATTCCAACACTTTAGCAATAAATATTTATGATGCGAATGATGATGTTGATACTACTATCGTTTTGCGAAAACAATCCGATAATAGCGTGGTTACTTTTATTCCGAAAAACGAGCCGTTGATTATCGAAACTACTCACGTTTTGAACTCAGGAGTATGGGACTTACAAAAGATTTGGGGACAAATTACGGTTGAGCCATTCGAGAATTCTCCGAGGTGGATGTTATCTTCAATTATTGATTTTGATAATAATATAAATAATCCTTTGCGACCAATTTCGGGAACACTTTTAAATTTAGACTTTATTTTTCCTAATATTATAAAATTTTCTTGTAACTTTGATAGTAGTAAATTATCTACGGTAAAAAACGTAAAAATTACGGCGAAAATTAAACAAGGTTTGGAAAATATTGTTACCTTAAATAAACTTACAACAACAAACGATGATAAAGAAACAACAGAAGACGAACTAAAAATATTAAGTTAAATGGCTGGAATTAAAATACATCAATACCCATTAGAGCGCACAAGTATAGGCGATGAAGATTATTACGATATTGACTACTGGACTGGCTCGGGTTATCAATCTGCAAAAATTAAAGGTAGTACGTTAAAAAACGTATTGGGCGCAAATTACATTGATATTACAACGTATATTTCTGGATATGAGTTAACGGATAAAGATGCGGGTAAATTAATCACAAATTCTAATGCTAATGTTAGGACATTAGTAATTCCAAGCGGTTTAGCTTTACCAAATAATATGGTAAGTGTAAAAGGTAGGATAGGAATACAACCCGAAACAGGTGTGAATATTACTTTGCCAGACGGCTCAATAATTACAGAGCCAAGTCAGTTTACTTGTGAAGCGGACGAAGTTTATATCTTGCATAAATCAGCATTTACAGGCGATGATTATATTTTAGTTTCCTTGAAAAAATCCGAAAATATAGGCACAAATGATTTAGTAATTTCGGATACTGTTCGCGAGTTGCAAGTTGCTGAAAACGGAACATTCCAAATCGTTACAAATGATGCTTTTAGCGCTGGTATTTTTAAAGTAGGAGAAAATAGCAATGAAAGATTTAGTGAAGTACAAATAAATTCCGTAACATTTGAACAAACTATTGCCGAGCCAAATCCTACAGGTGCTGGTATTCTTGTAGATGTCAATCCAAACGAGTTCGGGATAGAGGGTCGCTCGGACATGGGGGATAGCGGAACAAAACGAAATAGATTGTATTTTTCTCCAAATGAGGTTATTTTTGAAAAATCAAATGCTGGTAAATTAACATTCAATAGTCTAGGATCTGTAAACACATTTGAAGATTTAAGAGCTACAAAAAAAGGAATAGAATATAGTGCCGATTATTCTGCTAATTTTTCGGTTCGCAGTTTGGTGGATAAGGGTTATGTTGATAGCAAACCTGATACTAATTTATCCAACTCAAACCTTACCCAAACAGATGCAAATAGGACTTATGATATAGGCACAGGCAATCGAACATTAAAGTTTTTAAGTGGTGCAAATGAAAAAGTTAATTTTCATACCGATGGCGGTAATCCAACAATCGAAGCTTTTAAAAGAAATAGTGGTCCAGCTATTAAGGTTAATAAAGTAAGTGGAGCAGGTAACGCTTTTGAAGTTGTAGGTGGAGATACTTTATTAGAAAGACAATTAGAGCTTAATAGTGTAACAAACGGCTTTCTTATGAACAGGGTTACAACTCTACAAATGAATAGCATCGCAACACCGAGCACCAACGAACTTGTATTTAATACAGATTTAAATGGTTTATACAGATACAATGGTAGTTCATGGGTTGCTTTATCAAGTGGTTACGGAATTATAGGAGTTTACTCAGGAAGTGGCAACGGTACGCCAACGTTTTTCGCAGATTTACAAAGTGCATTAGAAACTTGTAAAGCAATTGGAGGGTATTTTACTGTTAAATTGTTTAGTAATATAACAATAACAAGTGCAATTGAAATATTTAACACTGGTAGCGGTGTTGGTAGAGCATACGCACACAGACAAATAACCATTGATTTTAATGGTTTTAGCCTTACCAATGCACAAGCGAATGCAACACATTGTTTGCATATTGAGCCTACTACATCGCCAGGGGGGTACCAAGAAGTAAGGCTTATAAATGGTAATATTTTTAGGTTGAATAATACTGGTTCGGGTTTAGTTGTGAAAGCAGACAATAGCAGTTTTGGTACTATTCAAATGAGTGGAATGTTTATTCACGCTCAAAATTTTGCTAGTGTTTCGATTGATTTAAATCCTAACACTACTGCCGTAGGTGTAAACCGTATTAATGATTTAGGAAGTAGTACTATAAGCAACCAAAATGGGTATGGTTTAATCTCAAACAGCCTAACGACAAACCATAAAATTCAAAATTTCAATGTCATTGTTGGTGGTGGAGATGCTGGAGTTTTTTCTAATAGTGCGGATTTAAATAATTTTACGGTTCGCAACACATCGAATGGGGTGGGATTAACTTTAGGTTTTAATTCTGGGATTGTCAATACTGCAACAAATTTTAAAGCTTTTAGTAACAGCGGTATAGCAGTACAGGTTAATCAATCTGCTATTGTTGAGCATTTCGACGCTATTTCTGTTAGCGGAATTGCAGTTAATTCTACCAGTAGTACGGTAATTAACGATTTTACTGCTATAACAGGTAATAATACAGCATTAAATTATGTACCGCAAAATAATACAGGCGGTGTAACTAATGGCAGATGCGTTAATAACAGTGCAAATACAACTGTAATATTTTATAATTACAACAAAGCGGACAATATAGAAGCGTTAAATAATGGAAGTGGCTACGCTATTGCTAGTGGAAGCAATCAGTCTAACAGACCTAGTGAATTAACTAAATGCAAAGCTACCTCTATTAGTGGGATAGGTGGTTATTTAGAGGCTTTAAGCGGTGGTTATTCAACTGCTGATAATTGCGAATTTGTAAGTAAACTTAACACTTCTAGCGGTCACGCGTTAAGAGTTGTAACTCCGGGAACTATTTTATTAACAAAATGTAATTTAAGAGTTACAAACAGCGGTGCAAATGCAATCAACGCAACAAGTGCCGTAACAGTAAACTCCCGATATTGCACACACAACGATGTTGCAAGTACACCAATAAACGCAAATGTAACAATAGTATCAAGTGGTATAATTTCTTAAAAAATATATAAAAAATGGCGAATAAAATTTGGAATTTCGGAACAGAAAACGGACTAGAAAAAAGGTTAGTTTTAAAAGGTTTTACCTTTATTGAAGATGAATTAATGACTATCTTTTTAAGGGAGGAATTATTAGCACCTAATGGGGCAGTAATTAGCCAAAAACCAGCAGATTATCAAGTTATCAAAGGGCAAATCTCTACGGATATAGGAGGGCAACCGCTACCTAAAAGAAACACAAATGGCGAAATTATCTACCAAGTTGATGAAGAAGGTAATGTTACCGACATTCCAGAAGCAAGAGATAACGCATTTGAAAACATTGTTTTTTACATTGAGAATAAGGTATTTACAATTTATGAACTTATTGATGCTGGGGTTGTTGAAAGGTTTAAATTAAACGAAAATGCAGAAAACTAACATTGAAAGGTGGGCGGAGTTAGCTTTATTTATTATTTTTATTTATTTATTTGTATCTAAATGAAAATACTACTAACTAATATCGGTTTGCTATTAATTGCCCTAATTTTGGCGGTGCTTTTATTTCCTTTTGGGTGGTTACATGGGTTGTTTACTTTGCGCCTTAGTATAGCACGTTTAAGCCATTATTTTTTGACAATCGCGCTAAGTATTGACCAGATGGGCAATGTTATTTTAGCACCTTTATTTAATGCCATTATGATTAAACGAAACGGTTACAAGTTTGGGGATGAAGATGAAACAATAAGCTACGTTTTAGGAAGAAACCAAATAACCGAAACTTTGTCAAAATGTGGAAATTTACTTGCAAACTTATTAGATTTGATAGACCCTAATCATTGCGCTAAAACTGTTTTAATTGTTTGGCGTAAAGGAAAAAAATACTGTGGCGATAAACCATATTTGAACAAATTTTAATAGTTTTGCATACATGAACGAGATAAACGACTTTACGAAATTAATCCTTAATGAACTGGAGCGAAATCGAACTAGCGTAGAAAATTTAAAATCTAATTTAGATAAAAAATTTGACGATTTGCAACGTGAATTTGTTAAAATACAAACAGCGGAAAAAGATTTGCACGAATTAAAACTTTGGCATAAAGAAGTTACTGATACATGGAGCGCAAGGCAAATGAAGGAAGCTAAAGATGAGATTTATGAGCAGAAAAATAAATGGTCTAAGGCAATCGGTTTATTAATTGCAATTGAAATAATAGTAGGTTTTATAATTTCGTGGATATTAAAGAAATTTTAAAAATGGAAACGTTTAAAAAATTTGAAGATATTAAAAACC